GTCCTTGCCCACGCCGGTGATCTTGCCGCTGTTGTCCCTGGTGATCCGGTTCGTGCCCCGCTGCGCTCGCCTGGCGGCGGGCTTGGCCTTGGCGGTGGTGGTGCCAGTTGAGGCAAAGCGGCCCCGGCCATCACGGACATAGGTGCGGCGGGCGGATCTTCGGGCCATGGCGCTGACGGTGCTATCCCAGTTTTCCCGTCAGGGCTTGGATCTTCTGAGGCGGCTGCGGCGGCGGGCGGCAGGGGTCGGCGAGAGGCCCATGGCCTCGCGGTAGGCACGCATCACCTGGAAGTCGTAGCGGCGGCCGGTTTTGAGGCCGGCGTAGGTTTCGGCGATGAACTCGGAGGGGTTGGTAGTGGCGTAGCGGCTGACGCGACGGGCAAGCCGTTCCATCTGATTGCCCCTTGCCGCCCTGGCTTCTTGGCTTGGCCCTTTCTGCGTGGCCAGCACCCAGAACTGACCAAACGGCGTAGATCGAGACAAAAGATTCTTGTCCCTTGCGTGGCCCATTTCATGGAAAAAGGTGTGCATAGGCGCAGAGCTTGATTTCGCCCCTCTCCTGCGCTCTTTAATTGCAGCCGCAGCAGGATTTACCCAACTGGTATGCGACCTATTGATGGTCATTTGCTTTGTGGCAGGGTTGTAACTCGCAACCGTACTACTGCCGCGACCGCTGTTGTATTTCACGGATAGCCCTTGACCTTCAAACATTGCCTTAGTCGCTTGCGCGTTGGCGAGTCGAGCCTTTTTGTCGTCATTCGTGGCTGATACTTGGTACTCCATGTTTGCAATGCCAGCCTGATACGGATTCCGCCCTTTCCTCGGCTTCGCCATCGTGTTCACCGGCCGCGCCACCGCGTTCATCAACTCCCCAGGCATGAGGCGGCTGCTGGCGGGGCCCCGAGGGGTGGCGGGCTTGGTGGGCTTGGCCTTGGCCTTGGCCGTGAGGGTGCCGGGCTTGAGGCCCTTCGGCTTGGCGATGGTGCCGCCCATACGGGCAAGCCGGGCGGTCTGCGTTGCCCGCTGATTCCCCGCTGCAGTGCGGAGCCTCCCCCCTCGTGCGGTCGCCCCGTTCTTGCCGACGCCAACGATCCGGCCGGAGTTGCCGCGGGTGAGGCGGTTCGGGCCACTGGTGGCCGCCTTCTTGGGGGCGGGACGGGATCGAGCGGTGCCGGTGCTCGCGAAGCGCCCCCGGTCGTCCCTGGCGTAGGTCCGCCTGCCCCTGCTACCGCCCGCCACTGGAACCGCTGCTACTGCTGCAGTTTTCCCGTAGCCGGGATCCCAGTAACGGGACGGGCGAGACGCCTTAGGCCACCGGCACCGGCGCCCGTTCAATGTCGGGATACTGCCGCCGCTCGCTGGGGGAGGGCTTGCGCACGGCCTCCTCCAGCACCTGGGAGGCACGGGCGAAGGGCCAGCCCTTATCGGCTCCACCCTTGGCGGCGGCAAACTCCTCGGCCACGGCCTTGCGCGAGCGCTCCCAGTAATCTTCCCGCAACAGGGTGGCCCTGAGGGCGGGATCGGCCTCTTCCACGGCTTCGGTGGCCACGGGGGAAAGGCTGCATCGGCAGCGAGGATGCCCCGGCGCCACGATCTCATCAAGCCGGTAGATCCGGCCATGGCGCGAGGCGCAAACGGCGCACGTCCGCTCGTCCTTGGTGGCGATCCACCGGGCATAGCCGAACCCGTTGCGGGCGGCTGCTGCCTTCTGGGCCCCCACATAGGCGTTGGCCAGCTCACTGCGGGCGATCAGCTCAGCCCGCTGCTCCAGGCCCAGCCGATTGTTCAGCCCCTGCGGATCGCGGGCCCCCTGCAGCGCCGTCCTGATCTCCCGCTCCAGCACGCGGGGCCCCTTCCCGCGGCCGATGCCATCGGTGACGATCCGGGCGATGTTGTCGCGGAAGCTCTCCACCTCGCCTCGGATGTAGGCGCTGGCGGTGTTGGCGGCGGCCTCCACTGCGGCCCTGCTGGCGCCCACGAACGTGCTCTGCGCCGTGGCGTCAGGGTTGGCGGTCTGCGCGAGCTGCTGCCCCAGGTCGCCGCCGAGGGCCACCGCTTCGGCGAAGTCCTCGCGGTAGCGGTTCTGCAGCCACTGGAGCTCCCGATCCGACGCGAAGGCTTGGGCGAGCTCCAGGAGCTTGCGGAATTTGGCGGAGCCATCGGCGATCGAGTACGACCCCGGCCGGCGCGTCACGCCATCGGCGCTCTGCTGGTCAGGAAGGCTGGGGTCCACGAACTGCCCGTAGTACCGGCGCAGATCCCGCAGGGTGCGGGCCAGAGACCGGCGCAGGGCCGCCTGCGTGTTGCTGACCGAGCGATCGGCCAGGGTGTCCAGGGCGGCGGCGTAGTCGTCTGCGAGCTGGAGCTGTTGGTCGCCGATGGTGACGGGGGGGGGCATGGTCAGGGCTTGCGGCGGGGTTTGCGCACCCTGCGCTCTGAGAGGTATCGGCCAGCCTGCCTTGCGGACTCAAGCGCCTCCCTGGCGCCTTGATTGGCCATTGCGGGCCCATACCTTCTTGTGTTGTTACCCGTAAACTCGCGATTATTCTGTAACGACCTTGCCGCCGCCGTGTCGCGTTGAATCATTTTTTCTATCTGGCTAACGCTAAGCTTCCCCCATTTGCTGTCCGCATTTTGATAGTCTTTCTGGTCCATTTTAGCTTTTGTGCTGCTTTTGGCTCGTACCTTGAACCTTGCAGCCTGCTCTTTTCCTTCAATCTCTGGACTTTTTTGCGCTTCCCTTTTTGTCTTATATGCGCCGGTTCGCTGCTTGCCATCACGAGAGAACCATGCAAACTTGCCATCAGCATTTTTGCCAAGTTTCAGCCCTGCACGAGTTGTTTTTGCGATGGCGCCGGCAGGGCGAGCCGCCGTGACGCGCTTTGGCGCGGCGGGCTTGGACGGCGTGGCCTTGCCCTTCCGCGCCACCCCTCCAATGCGAGCCCCGCGGATCTTTCTGGCGGCGGTGCCAGTTGCGATCTGCAAGGCGTTGGGGTTGTACCTCATCCGCCCCCTGCGGCCCGTGGCCATGCCGACCTTCAAGCGCCTTGCCGATTCGCTCATCGTGCGAGCCATCGCGCCAATTTGACCGGGCGTTAATTTGTCCTTGCGCTTGCCTACATTGCCAATAAGCCGCACCCTGGCTTCTGCGATATTGGTTAGTTGACTTGCCGTGCTTCCCGCAACGACAATACCTTTTTGCCTACGCGCCAGTCGCTCAACTTGCATGGCTCGCCTGGCATCTTTAGGTAGTGTGCGTAACTTTTTGGCGTAGCCCTTTCGATCTGCCGCCTGCTGCACCCGATCCTTCCGTGCCTCTGGTGATTGCATCCACCCGACAGGCTTCTTAGCCGCGGTCGCCCCCGCCTTCCGCCCCGCCGAAGCGGCCCGAACCCGCGCCGCCTTGGTGACCGTTCGCCCAAAAGCCCGGTCGCTACCTTTGGAGCCAGGGCCGGCAACCCTAAGGGGAACACGGGTAGGGCTTGGCACTAACTTACCGCCGCGCCCTATAACCTTTGTCCCAACCGGCCTGCTATTGAACTTGTTGAGCGTCTTGCTCTGGCCAGTCGTATTGCGGATGGCACTTTCCTGCCTGCCTGCCTTAATCCGGCCCGGCGCCGAAGCCTTGGGCGCCTTGCGTGCTGCTATCGCGGCCATCTGCTTGGCCCGGCCCTCGTTGTAGGCCTGCCGCTGGCTCGTAGGGCGATCGATCATGGTGATCTCCCGCTGCTTCCTGGTGCGGCCGATGGTGCCTTTGGGCACACTGGCCATGCGGCCATTGGATAGAACCGCCATGGTCTGCCTGGCCCTGAGGTTCCCCGCCCCGGTGCGCAGCCGTCCCCCGCGGGCTGTGGCGCCATTGCCGCCCACACTGGTGATGCGGCCCGAGTTGTCCCGCGTCAGGCGATTGGTGCCGCGGCTGACCCGCTTGGCTGGTGGCCGCTTCGGGGCACCGCCGCCTGGGGTGCTCGCGAAACGTCCGCGGTTGTCCCGCACGTAGGACGTTCGGCGGGTTCCTCGGGGCATGGCTACGGCAGTCTCTGCAGCAGTTTTCCCGTCAGATCAGGGGCAGCCCCTGCGCATCCACGCCGCCTCCAGCCAGGTCGTTCACCCCCGGCGCCGGCGGGTTCATCAGCTCCTGCTGCCGGGCATCCTCGGCGGCCAGCAGCTCGGCCTCTTTGTCGGCATCGGCGCCAGGCCGGAGCATGCCCCGCTTCTGGGCCAGGTGCGTGACGGTCTCGCGCAGGAGGAGGCCCTTGTCGTAAAGGTTGCCGGCGAGGGTGATCAGGGCATCGTCCACGGGCTTGTCGGTGACCCCTGGCAGTAGATCGATACCGGCGTCACGCTCGGGGAACTCCCCGGTGAACGCGCCCCAGATTTGGAACAGGCTCTCCCATGCGGAGCTTTTGGCCTCGGCCATGGCCGTGATGCTGGCCTGCAGTTGGGCGCTCTCCAGCTCGGCTTGCGTGGCGGTGCGCTCACCACCACCGGAGAACAGGAACGACAGGGTGCTGCGATCGATCAGCTTCTCGATCCCCTCCAGGTGCTGCAAATGCTTGTCCAGGCTGCTGCCGGTTGGCTCGGCGAAGCCCAGATCGCCCGTGCCATCCGGGAACTCCACCACGGAGTTGGGCCCCAGCATCAGCGGCAGCACCTCACCGTTGGGCCCGGTCATCCGGCGGCCCTTCACCACGGCCACCGGCAGGGCGCAGCGATGGAGCAGCTCCTTCAGGTCGGAGTATTCGCGGAACCAATCGAGGGTGAGGTTCGCCAGGCTCAGCAGCGGCAGCCCGCCCTGCCCAAAGCCGCTGCGAGCGGTGGGGCCGTACCAGACCACCGGGGGGCGCTCCAGCGGCTCGCCGCGGGGGCCCCGGAATGTGCCCTTCTGCGGGCGCCCGTCTTCATCGGTGGCCACCTCCAGGTTGAATCGGGCTGTGGCGCCCTTGCCGCTGTCACCCGTGATCTTTAGCAGCCGCCACTGGCCGCCCTGCATCACCCGGTAACGGGGCTCCATCTTGAGGCCGTAGTCCCCGTCTTCAACCTCGTGCCACTCCAAAACCGTGACCGCAATCGGCACGCGGCGGCCCCCAATCTTGGCGAGCCTCCAGTTGAGGACGTTGCGGCGCTCGGCCATGGAGAACGTGGGCCGGCGGCCCTGGGCTCGCTCGGCGGCGCGGCTATCGGCGGCGTCCGGCGGCATGTCGGCCATCAGTAGGCAGCCGCCATCACGGAGCGCAATGGCATCGGTTGATAAACCCCATGCCTTGAGGCTGTTGCCTTCGCCGTCCACGTCCCCCCGAGCGTCCAGGAGACCCCGCTGCACGCCGCGAAGCTCGTAGCGGCTGAGCACCCCAGCGAAGGCGGAGACACCATCACGGAAGAAGGATGGGTAGGAGCTGCGCTGCACGCGGGCCTTGTAGGCCGCCATGGGCTCGCCGGCCTCCTTCAGGAGGTGCCGCTTTTTCGCCTCACCCCGCAGCAAATCCCAGCAGTCAGCAACCAGATCAAGGTCGCCCAGCACCTCGCGCAGGCTGGGGTGATGGAACGAAGGCAGATCGCCCTTGGTCGTCGGATGGCTGATCTGCTGCTGCTGCACCGCTGCCTATGCCTTCTGGGAGCAGTTTTCCCGCTCTGGCTGGGGTCAGGGTTGGGGCGGGTGCAGGGGCAAGCGCTCGTCACCCGGCCCAATGCGGTACTCACACTCGAAAGCGATGATCGGCGGCGGCTCCATCCCTCGCCGGCCACCTGGAGCGGTTCGTCGCAGGCAGTCGTCGCACCCATCGCGCCAGTGCCATTCGCCATCCTCAAGGCTGCCGTCTCCAGGGCAGCGGCGAATGTGTGCCGGGAGGGTGGTCACGGCTGGCCCCCATCACGACAGGCATCGAACAACCCCAACTGCTCCGCCGCCTGCAGGATCTCCCGAGGCTCCGTGACGCGCCTGCGGGCCCCGTCCGTGGCGCCGGCCACGGGCACCATCAGGGACGGCGGCTCCCGCTCCTCGTGAGGCCTCAGGCGTTCCCCGCGGAGGATGCCCTCGGCATGCCGCAGGAACTGCCCATGGGGCATCCGGGCCAACTGCCGCCGGGGCATTATCTCCCAGGCCCGCTCCAGCATCAGCCGATCCGCCCACCGCAGGGCGGCATGGGCCTCGTCGGCGACCCGCAGGGCGTCATTCAACTCGTCGCAGGCCTCGATTTCATCCCATGGGTCGGGTTCGTAGTCGTGGCGGCCCTCGCGCTCAGCCTGATAGCTCTCGTGATCCAGGCTGCGGGTGGCGCCTTGGGCCTCCAGGATCTCCCCAACCTCTGCCGCCTCCAGCCCGGTGGCCTCCACCACGGCCGAGAGGGTGGCGCCATCGGCCACCATGCGCCGCACCACCGGGGCCTTGTCGCGCCAGCGATCGGGGAACTTCACGCCGCTGCTGTGGCCCTTGTCCCGCAGCCACTGGGCCATGGCGCCGCGGATGAAGGGCACCACGCAGGTTGAGAGCTTGTTGCCCGTGGAGGGGTCGTACCGGCGGCAGCCGTTTAGCAGCCCCCGGACCGCGACCATGTGCAGGTCGTCAAACGGCATCTGCGTTCGCCGCGCCAGCCGGTTGGCCATGGCCGTGGCGAGCTTCAGGTTGTCAATGGCCAACTGCTCGGACGTTGCCGTAGGCGGCGGAAAGCTCCCCAGCCGATCCAGATCAGGACACGGGCCGGCCTCGGCGCGATATTCGCTGTTGCTCAGGCGGCCGACCTTTTGGCGGGCCCGAGGTGTGGTAGCCATCACCGGCAAGATAGGCCCGCTTTCGCTGCCATTATCGCCCCATCCGCCACCCCCGTTCTTGGCGCCGCCTGGGGCCTTGGCCGGGTGGTCAGGCGCCATGGCCATAGCTGACGGTGCCAAAGCTGATGGGGCCGGAGCCGGAGAGGAAGATCAGGAGCTGACTCGTGCTGTCCACGATGTCATCGAAGGGTGCCGCGGGGAACTGCACAAGCTGATCCCGGACCTTGTTGCTCCAGGGGGCAGAGCGAGGCAGGAAGACTCTCCCGTTGTTGAACTCCACGCTGGCGGCATTGGCGCGGGATTCCTTGCCGCCCATGTCACCCACTCCGGCGGCCACCACCTCATAGCCGTGGGCGGCCTGCGTGAGGGTCTTGATCACCGCAGCGCCGTTGGCCTTTTTCTCGATCACCAACTGCCCAAACCTGTGCCGTAGGTGCATGGAGCGGATCATGCTCACGGTGGCCGGGAAGTCGAGGCGTTCATCCACCAAGTCCAAGAGCCAGGCACCTTGCGGGCTTTGGCCCCATAGCGTCATCGCCACCATGTCACTGCCGGCGGTGTCGTCAAAAGTGGCATCTACTGACAGGATCTTGCGGATGAAGCCTGCAGGCAGATCGGGCTCGCCTGCC